CATCAAGGGCGCGCGGCATCACGGCACCCCCTTCAGCCAATCGGGCGATTCATTCAGCGGGGAACGTGGGGAACGTGCGTTATGACGTTCCCCGCCATGTTCCCCGTCGTAAGCGTCTGAACCAACACCGTTTTGGGAACGTGACGAACGTGGGGAACGTGTTTGCTCTTCTTTATTATTGTGTACGCGCGCGCGTGCGCGTAGGTCGGAAAAACGTTCCCCACGTTCCCCATGTTCCCCGATGCCTTCGCCATCAATGGGATAGGCCGGGGAACGTTGAGGGGAACGTTGCTCCAAAACGTCCTGACGTTCCCCTTTTTCGGCCTCGGACGGGTCCGGAAAACGTTCCCCACGTTCCCCATGTTCCCCTTCGAGCGTGAGCTGCCAGCGGCGCGCCTGATGGGAAACCCCGATCGCCCGGATGCGTGCCTTGAGCCCGGCGATGTCAAACACTCGATCGCGCATCCGCGCGAGCGCCTTGCCGAGACGCGTGCGCTGCGATCGGTCGCCGCCCGTGCCGAGCGGCAACGGCGGCTCGCAGTTGATGGCGAGCTCGTAGAGCCCGCTGGTGCCAACCTCTGCCGTGCCGAAGCGATCCCACCATTGCCCCACGAACACGCGCCAGACCGCGCCCTCGCCGTCGGAGGCTTCGAGCATCTCGTCGATGTTGCCAAGGAAGCCTGAAACGCCGATCGCCTCGAGCAGGCCGCCCATGATGGTAGCCCAGGCTTCGAAACTGCCAATGTGCTTCCCCCCACGCGGCATGCCGGCCGCGATCCAGCCGCGGCAGAGCGACAGGCAGGCGGCGACCAGGTCCGCCCGGTTGGCATGAACCCAGGCGATGAGATCGGGATGGCGGAAACCATTACGGCGCCAGGGCTGATCGACCCGGGCGTCGAGCCGGATGCGCACCAGGCGACGCGCCATCTCGCCTGAGAACTCGGCATTGTTGCCGGTGGCGATCCAGATGCAGCGGATTGGCAGGCGTGTGGTTTCCGAGACGCCCAGAACGCGGTCTTCCCAGAACGGCGCGGTGAGCGCCGCCGCAAGCGCCGAGGAGTCGAGCGGACGGCGCAGATTGTCGATCAGCACGACGGAGGGGATCTGGCGCAGCTTGGCGGTCAGGCGCTTGCGCCATTCCTCGTCGTCGCTGCCCTCGACCATGACGCTGGCGCGGCAGCCGGTCGCAATCACCGAAATCGCGTCCACCATCAAGGTCGCGCCGGTGCCTTGGGTGGGTTTCTCGACCAGATGCAGCGGCGTCGGCCCGTCAATCATGGCGCGCACAAAGCCGACAAGCAGCAGCGCCAGCGCATGCGCGCGCTCGGCCTCGCCGGTGAACGGAAACTCCCCCAGGAGATCGTCGAGCAGCAATGACCGCGCGGCAGTAATGTCCGCCGGCGTCGGCCGCATGGCGATGGCTGGCAGGACAAAGTCCTTGGGCGGGTCGTAAAGGAGACGCCCTGCCGGATGGTAGCCGGGCTCGGTGATGAGCTCACCGTCGCGGCCGAACACCGGCGTGGTGACGATGCCGGACAGCACCGGGAGCGCCGGATCGGGCGTGGCGAGGATCGACTTGATCACCGCCATGGGTGGATGGGCGGGAATAAGTTCGCCGTTGCGATTGATCTTTCGCCAGTCGACGAGCTGGGCGAGCACTGGTCGCAAGCGATCCTCGGTGAGCGGCTTCGCCATCGGCAAACCGTCGTCGTCGCGCACCACCCAGGTCGGACATCCGGCGGCGCGGAACATCCAGGGCGGATTGTTGGCGGCGAGCAAGATTCGCCAGGCCTGCGAGACCGCGCCGGCGAGATCGCCGTTGTCGGCGCGCAATTGCGGTCGTGCGCCCTCGGGCGGCGACAGGCCGATCGGCCTGTGGGTGCCGCCGTCGACAACCAGGGCCATGCTTTCTGCGGTGCCCTGGCCGCTCCACTCGACCGCCGACTCAATGACCCTGCGCACGGCATCGACGCCCTCGCGCACCAACAAGTCGTTGAAGTCATCGCCCTCCTTGGGCGGCATGGCAATAAAGATGCGCCTGCCTTCGGCGTGCAGTCGGGCGGCCGCAGCCGCGGCAGCGCGCGCGCCCGCGTTGGAGGGGTCATGGTCGGCAAGGAGCACGACCTTCCGCGCTTCGGCGGGCAGAACCACCTGTTCCAGGTTGGAGGTCGAGAGCGTGGCCCAGACCGGCAGGCGTGCGCAGGCCACCATCACTGAAAGCGCCGTCTCGATGCCCTCGGCGAGCCCAACGACGTGGTCGTCGGTGAGATTGGCAAGACGCACGGCGCCGCCGGCGATCGAGGCCAGCATCTTGCGCGGCTTATCGACCGGCGCCTTGGCGCTCCCGTCGTCGGCGAGATAGGTGCGGTGGAGCGCGATGCGATTGCCGCTGCCGTCCCGCACCACCGCGACCAGGCCCGGGAAGCCACGCCGGCTCTCCCAATGCGTCAGGTCCGGGTGGAACAGAAGGTCCGTGCAATCCGGAGCTGGCAACCTGCGCGAGGCAAGATAGCGTTCGCCCAACGTGCCTGCGAGCGGCACCGCCTTCGAGACGATATGGTCGATCTCGCGGGCCTGGTCGGCCTGCTTGGACGAGGGCTTGGTGACGCCCCGTTTCGGCTGTGGGCCCGTCCTGGTCAGGTCGGCCGCGTAGCTGATCAGTTCGCGACCGCTGCGATGGATCGCGTGCTCCAGCGTGTTGATGGGTCCGCCACCCTCGCCGCCGTCAAAATCGATCCAGTCCCCGGCGTGCTCGCCGGTGAGCCCAATCACGCAGGAGCCGTTCTTGCGCGGCGCATCACCCCGGATATTGGCCAGCCGCCATTCATCGCCCACCCGCCGGCCGTTCGGAAAGTGCCGCGGCACCCAATGCTCGGCGGTTTCGCGCAGCCGCGCGACGATGGCATCGAGGTCGTACCGTTCGGCCGGCCATAGAGGTTGCGCGTCGTTGAGGTCCAACATCCGCGCCTCAATCGAGCAGCACGAGACCGCGCTCGGCGCGGGTGATGGCGGTATAGAGCCAGCGGGCACGATCCTCGGCGGTGCGGCCAAGGCCGTCGTCGTAGACGATGATGTTCTCCCACTGCGAACCTTGCGCCTTGTGGCAGGTGATGGCCCAGCCCCAGACCGCCTCGATGATGGTCTTTTTCTTCCAGTGGTCGCGGCGCTCGCGCTCTGGATCGGGCGTCACATGATCGTCGAAATATCCTTTGTAGACGCGGAAGCGCTCGCGCGCGCCGTTGGTGCCGCCGATCTTCTGTCCGTCCTCGGTGGTGATGACGGCGGTGAACGAAATCTCGTCCTCGTCCTTGACCTCGGTGAGATCGAGGAACATGCCGTTGACGAGGCCGAGGTCGTTGCGGTTCTTGAGGCAGATGATTTTCTCGCCCCGGCCGGTCGGATAAATGCCCTCGAAGCCGGACGCCCGCTTCATGGCGAGGTTGAGCTGCAGGCGCGTGGCGTTGCGGCCGCAGATGACCTGGCCGCCGCGCAGCATCTGTTCTGGCGCCACATCGAGCCTGCGCATCTTCCAGACGAATTCGTCGTGCACGCCGTAGGGAATCGATTTGCTTTCGCGCGCTAGCGTGGCCAAGCGAATGATCGCGCTCTCGCCAGCCTGGCGATGAATCTCGGTCAGCATCACGTCGGGCTGACATTGCGTGAAGGCGCCTTCGCCCCTGACCGGCGGCAGCTGACCGGGGTCGCCCAGCACCAGGATCGGCTTGCCGAAGGCGAGAAGATCGCGTGCCATGTCGTCGCCCACCATCGACACCTCGTCGAGTACGAGCAGCTTGGCTTCGCGCAGCATCGATTGCTCGTTCAGCACAAAGCGCGGCTTGTGGATGTCGGACAGCCGCAGTTCGAGCGAGCGAAGCTGCGACTCCGCGAACAGGCGCTCGGCCGCACCCATGGACGCGATCTTTGCCTTGAGATCGGCAATCTCCTCCTTGACCTTCTCGATCTCCGCCGGCGTCGCCTCGGAGACGCGGTAGATCAGGGAATGAATCGTCGAGGCCGGCGTGCCCTTGCGGGTCATCACCAGCGCCGCCTTGCCGGTGAAGGCGGCGTAGAGCACGCCGTCGCTTGCGGCGGTTTCGAGACCAAGCTCGGCGATGGCATGCCGGGTGATGGTGGTCTTGCCGGTGCCGGCATAGCCGAAGACCCGAAACACCTGCTGCGCGGCGGTGCGGTTCGTGAACCAGTCCTTGATGGCCTGGATGGCTTTGGCCTGGAGCGGCGATGGCGAGAAGCTCATGGCTCACTCCTCCCAGCAGCGCCGCGCATAGGGACAGAAGCGGCAGAGGTAATAGTCCGAGGCCGCGGCGATCCGGGACGGCAGTTCGCCAGCTGCGACCGCGCGCAGGATGTCGACGGCCTTGTCGGAAAGCGCCTGCGCTTCAGCGGGATCGAAGGAGACCACCTCGTGGTGGAGCGCCTGGCTGTCCTTGTTCAGCGCGCTGAACAGCGTGGCGCCGATCTCCATGTAGGCCATGTAGATCTGGACCTGCGCGAAATAGAGCGGTTTTGCGGTGCGCAGGCCGCGTTTGACCACATCGTTCCAGGACTTGGTGTTGAGGGCCTTGTGCTCCCACAGTGCCGGCCAGGGCACGCCGATGTCGGGGCCGGCGACAAGCACACCGTCGATATGACCGCGCAGCTTCCCGCCGGCCGCCGCAAATCCGAACTGGCTGCCGTCGCGGCGCTGCGTCCTGAGATCAAACCCCGCGGCGCGCAGCCATTCGATCGACAGCGCCTCGAACCGGTGGCCGGCTTCGAATATGCGTATCATGGCGCCGTCGAGGTCGTGACCGTCGTCCGGTGGCGTGTGGGTGATTTCGTAGGCAAGCCGGCGGCAGCAAGGCTCTCCCAGCCTCGACGCACCGAGGTAGTCGCGTTCCGGCTGCTCGCGCCGTGCCGTCAACAGGGCGGCATCGATCAGCGTATTGACGCGCTGCGCAACAGACACCTCGCGCGCGCCGATGCCGTACACAAACCCTGAACCGTGATTGAGATCGACAACATCCATGATGGGCCTCAAAACGGAATGTCGTCGTTGAGGGTTTTGCGGTGCATGGCCGCTTGGAAGCCGTCGACACAAGCCTCGATGATGCGATCGATCTCGTCGGCCGATCGGTCATGGAACGGCGCCATCAATCCGAGCTCGGTCAGCACCTCTGCAAGATTGCGGCGTGCCGCCTTGATCGCCTTCGTCTCCAGCTCGGTCTTGTCGATCATGCCGTGGTTCCTCTTGGCGATTGCGGCGCCGGCGTTGAGGCAGTGCAGCGAGCAGAAGGCGAAGGTCGGATATCGGTCGGGGCGCAGTTGATGCGTGTAGTAGAATCCGCGCGCCTCTCGACTGCAGAGCGCACAGGCTCTCAGCCCATGATCAGCGTCGAGAGCTTCTGCGACTCGGGTTCGTCCGGCGCCTCCGCGATCCGCTGCGACGCCAGCACGATGAAGCGACTGATGGCGTTCTGCGCCATGGCCTCGAGCTCGTGCATGGTCAAAGAGCGGATTGGCTGGTAAAGCCGTCCTCTTCCTTCGAGCCATTCGCCGATCGCCTTGGCCGCTTCATGCGCGACGTGCGCCTGCCATTCGTCGTCGGTCATGGTTCAGCCGTTGAGCCATGCCGGACCCGGCTGCTTTGCCGCCGGTGCACCGGCGCCGGATGACGGTTGCGACCAGGCGGGTGCACTGGACGGCTGCGGTGACCGCTGTGCAGCAGGAGGCTGGCCGCCCGGGGCTGCGCCTTGCGTCCACGCGGGCTGCGCGACCGCGGCCTTGGTGCCGGCGCCGCGCGAGCGGCTCGGGCTCGCCGGCACGTCCTTGCCGTCCATGACGAGCTTCCATTCCTTCTCGTTCGGCAGCACCACGCGGTCGAGGCGGTTCTGATCGCTGTAGCGGGCGTCCTCGCTCGCCTCGACCTTGATCTTGGCGACGAAGGTGATGCCGTTGAGGTCGGCAAGACCGCGCAAGATGCGCTTCTGCTTGGCCGTCTCGCTCATGTCCTGCGGGTCGAGCCCGAGCGCGCTGTCGATCATGGCGCGGAAGGTGCTCTTGGAGATTTTCCAGGCGATCGAGACGCCGTTCTCGTCGACCTTGCCGCCCTGCACCGTGAACATCTGCCAGAACTTGCGCTTGGCGTGCGATCCCTCCGCCACGGTGAACTCGCAGTCGAGCATGCGCACGTCGCTCGACGGGTCCTTAGGCGCCTTGAGCAGTGCCTGGTCGATCTCGCTCTGGCCATCGATCCCGCCGGGACGGATGCTCATCGTGACCTTGGCGAAGGTGCCATCGGGAATGAGTTCGCCGCTCTTCTGCGGCTCGGCGTCGTTCATGTCGAACATGGCGGTCATCCTTTGCTGGGCTGGTTGATCTTGCGAATGAGCGCGCTGAGGTCGGGCGGCTCGGTGAGGTCGAGGCGGCCGGAGCGATCCTTGCCCGGCAGACCGAACGGATTGGCCGCCTGGCAGACGAAGCGGCGCGCGTCACCGCGGTCGGGCTCGTGGCGCCACCCGTCGCCGTCGGCAGTGAACCGGCTCATGGAGACCACTTGGTCGACGATGCCGGGAAGCTCGCGGGCGGCTTTGCCGCCTTCCATCTGCGGCTGCCAGGTGACGCGGTTGAACTCGTCGGTGATGCGCTCCAGGATGCCGACGAAGATCACGGTGCGGCCGGGCGCGTGCTGCAGGTGCTTCAGGAGCCCGATGGTTTCGCGCGCCAAGAGACCGTAGGCGCCGCGGGTGTCGGGTTTGCCGGTCCGCTCCGACTGCGCCTCGGGCCGCGTCTTCGCCCAGGCCATGGCGAGCCGCGTCAGATCGGTGATCGAGTCGACGAAGATGATGCGCTTGCCGGCGATCATGCGGACGAGGTCGGGATAGGCGTCGACCAGGTGCCGGTAGTGGCTCTCGCAGAAGAAGGTCTTCTCGTCGGCCGCCGGATTGA